TTAGATCCCCTCCTTGAATGCTACTTTCTGAATAATACACCCTGCTGAGGTTGTGAAATCATAATCCCCACGAAGAACCGGCCAAAAACTGTTCAAAGTTACTTTTGAAGTGTAATCTATGCCATCATTGCTTTTAATTGTCCTGTCATCACAATCAATTGTTAAATTCATTCCGGCACTGAATTCATTGTTTATTGTAAGTGATTGTCCTGTTATTTGGTCGTAGAGCTGTATTGATCCGCCGGTTGTGAGTACGGTTATTGTTGGTCTGACACTTGTTAATCCATCATTACTTCCAAGGGCACCGGTTATCTTTGTGTCTGTAAATCCAATACCCTCGGGTATGGTGAATTTTGCTTTGCAGGTATATGTTGCAATGTCTAGGTCTGTTGTGATCTCTCCATCCAGGACCACGTTGTAACTTCTTGTTGGATCCCAATCAAATTTCAGAGTTTTAGGTATGGGTAGTCCAAGGTCGTTTACTTCATTAGATAAAAATTTTGTAGCTGCTATCAGCTTTTCTTGTGCTTCCTCAACTGTATCACCCCAAAGTCTGAATTCCAGGGTTATACTTTTCGATTCAAGGTTGTATTGTGTGATAAGTTCTCCTTGACTATTTGAAATATCCAAGGTTGATATTTTTGCAGATATTCCCTCGTTTTTGTCGGAACTTGATTTTAGCATTATATCGTAGTTTCGGCTGTGTTCACCGTTGAGCGTGAAGCCTTCGGATGCTCCTGTAACATCATGTTGACTGTAAAGTACAAATTGGATGTTTTTAAGCTGTACTTCCTGTGTATCATTTGCAGTGTTTTGTATTCTGAATGTAACTGTTATGTTGTTTAAATCAATGTTATCTCGTTTTAAACCCCAAAGATTATTTAAACCACCCACTGTAACGCTGTTCTTGGTTGGGTCAAGGATTACACTTTTTTCTGCGGATTCTGTGCCTGTTGTAAGTGTAACAGTTAAAATTAGTTCAGCAGTGCAAATATACGGAAATATAACTCCTAATCCTTTAATTATAAGGTTCACATCTTTTTCTCGGCCTGAAAAGTTAAAAGATGATAAAGTAATCTCCTTGGAAGTGCCACCAGAAGAGATTGCAATTGTTGCATAATCAGAATCTGTTTTCAAATCACGTGGAACGTCAGGTAATGCCCCTTTAGTTTCATAAGCTGTCTTTGCTTTTTGTATTGCAAATTTCAAGAAATCAACACTTGTATTTGCTGGTGCTAACTCTTTGTATTGTCCATAAACCCTGATTTTTTGTGTTCCTGCAGCGTTATATGTGAAATACACATAGCATCGTTCATAAATATTAACATGGTTTGGACGTGTACCAAGGAACTCTGTTGTCTCATTATTCACTGTTTGTAATAGTGCAAGTTTGTAGTTCTTATATCCATTGTAGATTGTATTTATAGATTGGTTTACGCGGATATTATATGATAATATGTATGCTTCGCCGTCATTGAGGTAATTCAGAATCTCTGGGGGTATTGATACTTCCGAATAATAACAATCTGTTATGCTTGCTGAAACGATTGTAATATTCTTCGTTAATGTGTTTGTCTCGTCTATTGTGATTGTTTGAGTATAATCCCCTGGTGTAACTGCTGTTAAAACAAGTGTTAATGTTGCTGTTTTGTTTGTGAATGCTGCAGCCCAAACACCATTATTATATGTGCCGTTTCCAGAGCTTGAAACCAACGTGAAACCTGAAGGAATTGGTATGTTCACGTTTGAAGTGTTTACAAGGTCACTATCAACCTTAACAGTCACATGATAAGTTAAATTTTGCTCTTCTGTAACATTTGAAGGTAAATCAGATGAAAGTGTGTAATTTGGACTGGTTACTGTTGTTGTTCTACTTATTGAAGTTCCATACTCATCTACGGTTGCTGTAACTAACTGATTACCTATGGCAGTTGCTTTAAGTGTTAATTCAATTTCTGCAGTGTAATTACTATTTATTATTGCATTCCATTTACCAGTGCTACTGTTATAAGTTCCATCGCTGCCAGATTGACTTACATAAGTCAAACCAGTTGGTAAATTAATAGAAATTGGTACTGTGTCGGTGTGTGGTGTCTTGTTTGTGTTAATAATTTTTAATTTACAAGTTATTCCCCCACCAAGACCACAAGGGGTTTCTAATTCAGATTGAAGTGTATAAGCTGGTTCATCATAATCAACAATCAATGCAAGGTAATCAACAAACATTCTACCAGCATTACTTTTACTTGCATTCCTTGCAGGGTTATATAAAACCCAAAAACCGGACTCGTTTAATGATGCAGGAGTTACACCGGGCACTGCTGAAGCTGCAAAAACAACATTGCGAACGGTCCTGTTTACAGGTACACTATTCCAGTTTATGCCCCAGTCAGAGCCGGGAAGTGCGATCCAAATTGAAGGGATGTTGGGAACATTGGTTGTACCCCATGATGCACTTCTAACGTATGCTTCCCATTCCACGATTAGTTTGTTGATCTGAGAGTTTTTAGGGATATTAAATCCAAAGCCCGAACCTCGAAGTTCTCCAGGTTTTGATTGCACGCCTCCGAGTTTTGCAATTTCATTTGTGTAAGCATCAGTATCATCATCTGCTTCAACCCAGTAGGGACTGTTCCAGTCCGTCTCAGTTATAACACCATTTACTGTGTTTGGTCGTTCTACGGCCACGCTGGTTGGATATTTTTTTACCTGTGTCATGTTATCATGCCTCTGCGTAACTCATTTTAAGTGATGTTGCAGCGAAGTCAACACTTACAACTTCAGAACCAGTTATACCCTCAAAGCCCTCGGTTGTGCCATCTTTACCAGTGTTTTTAATTGCATCTGCTGCGAGGTTTGCACCTGATCGGGCCGTATCTCCCTTGTTAATGTACACATTGTTTACTTTGATTGTTGCAACCTGTGCTGTTGTGGTTATTATTGAAAAGAACATATATCCTGTTGTAGTTGCAGTAGAGGCATAATCTATTCTCTGCCAAGTATTTGAGAGTGTAATCACATTTGAAATTAATGTTTGCTGTGTAACACTGTTCGTGTTTATCTCTGTTATTTGCAGTTTAACTGTTCCAGAACCTTTTAAGTACAAACTATGCCATATTTTGTCATTTGCAACTGTATTAAGTAGTTTCTTGAAAGTTGATTGTTCAGTTACACCCTCACCAGTAGAAGATCCGGGGGTTGTGCAAAGTATGCAAGAATCCCCAGATGGAAATGTATCCGATGATGCGACTTGGGAAACAGTTGCCAAACTCAGACTCCACAAACTTTGATCCATGAGTTCGTCACCAACAACATTTCCGTCAACACTAACACGGCCAGTTGGGGCCTGGAATTCTTCAACACTCATCTTTTTTTATCCTCCTCGTGATCTCTGCTTTCTTAACGTTCCCTTTGCTAACTCTGACTTCAAAGCATCCTGAAACGTGCTGTTCTTAACAATGGCTTTTAAGAGGTCTGAATCGTTTATAACAGATTTAAGTGCAGCCAGTAATGTGTCCTGGTCAATATTGTCAGGTACACCTTCAAGTTTAAGGTTTAAGTTTAAATCAAGAGCCTCTTTAACCGTTAAAGTGTCCAATGTCTCTGTTGGATTGGAACTTCCCAAGTCCACAGAGGGCACTGGTCCTGCATGCACTTTAGGTGATGACCAACCGTAACCGTGCTGGAATGCAGTTGTATCAAAGACTTTTCCAGCAATAACCGCCCAAACATGTCCAATATTACCCCAATAACCATGAGCCATATAACCTGAAAGACCAAAAGCCCTGGCTAAAGCCAACATGATAAGGGCACCATCATAACAGTTAAACGCTCCTGAATTCAACGCTGCAGCTGGTGAACCGTAACGACTGTTCCAATAAAATGAGTACCTTGTAGCTCCGATCAATCTGGATGCAATTGTACTGAAAGCACCCATGTTGCCGGTTAATGGGAATGTGCTGTTTTTGAAGTTTGCAGCTGTTAAACCAAGACTGCCTAGATCTCCAAAATTAGGAACGTAACCATTGACGGAGTTCATTATGGCAGTGATCCATGTGCTGCTTTGATCCCAATCACCCGCATAACAACCATCTTCATCCAGACAAGGAATTGAAGGTAAAGTGTCCAGGATCCTGAGTTGATCATCTCCATGATCACCGGTGGGTCCAGGTCCTGCAAAGTGTGGACCAGTAATACTTGGGATTCGGATCCTTCCAGGACCAGCAAAACCAGGACCAGGTCCTGCAAGAAGTAGTGCAGGATTACGGATTTTACGATAAAATATTGAAATATTGCCCTGTAAATGTGAAACTTGACTGGAAACGTTGCTGTTAATATTGCTTGCTGCATTTACCAGGCTGTCACGCATATTATTCCATGAGGACTTGACAGCTGTCATGTCTGATGCGGTTTTACTTTGAAGATTGTTTAGGGTGTCTATGGTTTTTGTTTGTATTTGACTGTAACCAGCCGTGTTATTTGATACTATGTTGTTGAGTGTGGTTGCCATGTTGTTTTTCATGGCTTCCAGGCTGGTTTTCTGTGTGTTTACAAGGTTTGTCCAGGTTGATGTGCTTGTTGTTTTCAGTGCATTGTAACTTGTTGTTGCCTTTGCCAGGCTTGCAGTTACCATTGCTGTTGCACTTTGGGTTTGTGCTTGTATGTTCCCCGTGTTTAGACTGTTGGTGGCTTGTGTTGCTGTGTCTGTGGCATTTGTGGCGGCGGTTACTGCAGTGTTTGCTGTGGATACAACTGTTGAACCCATACTGTTAGGAATGTTTACCTGTGGTTCTGCTTTCCTCCAATTTACACTTGCAAGGTCATCTGCAACGTTTTGAAATTCATCTGGCAATTCTCTTGCTTTATCAATGATAGCATCCATGGCCTTTTCAAGATATGAAGGTGAATGAATACCTAATCCAGCTTTGAAACCTTCCCAAATATTTGATGCCATCTTGACAGCTGCATTGTAAGCATCACCACCAAAACTAGTGATTTTATTGATAACATTCCACAATACTTGTCCAACACGGCCAGGAAGGCTTGTTATATTGCTTATGAATCCATTTACAAGGTTTCTACCGGCCTGTTCAGCGTAAGCTTTAATAGCACGAGCATAATTTTGGACTTGTTGTATTGCATAGTTTAAGTAGAGCCACATTGCATGAGGTAAATTTGCAATGAAATTTATCACATTATTTACGAAGTTTATGCCTGCTTCTCGTGCATATTCAGCAATAAACCTTGACCACATTAAAACATAATTTATTGAGTTATTCAACCATATCCAGAGACGCCCAGGAAGTGATACAATCCAATTTAGGAAGTTAGTAACAAGGGTTAAACCAGCATTTGAAGCCCAAATTCCAGTTTGCACAACCCAATTTACAAGGTTTGTAAGGATCTGAATACCATATTTCACAAGATTACCTAAAAGTAATCCGAAGAAATAAGCAATCCTTTCAAGTATTGTGCCACCATGAGCATTTGCTTGTGCAATTAAAGTACTGAAAAAATTGGTAATTGGTGCCAACAAGGATCCAAGGAAGCCTAATAAACGTCCAGGAAGTGATGCTAAAGTTGCAAATATTCCTAGAACTGCAGATCCAACACCAGAGATGAAGCTTCCAATTGCTGAGAGAACACTATTAAATGCATTTCCCACATTTACAAATGTAGTATAAACGATCTGACATGCGTGTACTATGCTGTTCCAAGCTTCTGTTAACCTGGCTAATATGGCTTGGCCCATTTCTCCAAGGTTATTCCACCAACCAAGAGCTTTTCCAATCTCATATATTGCCGCTACCGCCGCGATGATTGCAATAACCACAAGTACAAATGGGTTTGCAAGGAGACTTGCACCTCCCAGAAGCCCAAAGAAACCTTTAAATAAACTGATTGCAGTACCAAGTGGACCTGCGATAAGGCCAATAGACCCAACAACAAGCATAATAACAGAGGCAACAATAGCTATTTTTGAAGCTAAACCACCCGTTTTATCATCAAATGAAATCCAAGCTGAAAGAATGTCTTTAATGTAAGGTAAAATAAAAGAACCCATCTGTGTGAGTATCTGCTGAATTGAACCTTTTACAACTTCTAATTCATTTGCAGTTGTAACATATTGACTATAACCATCATAACCTTCCGCAGCAAGTGCTTTCTGTAAAGCAACAATACGATCTTGTACTGTTGCTTGGTTTTTCATTGTGCCTAACTGGTTTTTAAGGATAGAATCCTGTTCTAAACCTGTTGTGTTACCAGTTAGAAGGTAATCTTTAAGGTCTCGTTGTGTTTCTATTGACTCTTTACCCATTGCAGTTGATGCAGCCATGTAATCTGCAGCTGCAATAGCCATCTGGTTTAAGACATCTACATTATCAATTCCTGCCTTATAAGCTGCACCTGAAAGTAATTGGTTCATGAATGTATCGTCACCAGGTACAGCTGCAACTATATTTTGTATACTTGCTTGTACCTGTGAAGCCTCGGAACCGAAACGCCTCATGAGGAGTGTTGCGTTTGACTCTGCATTCATTGCACCTTCAAAAGCTGTTTGCACAATACTAAACAAGCCAAAACCCGCAACAACCCCACTTATCGCCCCATTAACACTATCAGTTGCTTGAGAAATCTCTTTTAACTTCGTCACTGCGGTTGTGGCAGCACTTGAAGCCGCACTTGCAACTTTACTGAAAGCATTACTTAACGTTGAACCTACAGTTCCAGCCACATTAGAAGCCGCTTCTTTTATAGTACTTAACCGGGCACTTATAGCACTTGACGCAGAACTCGCTGTTTCTGTAACACGATTTACAGATGATGCTAAGGCACTATTGCTGTTTATAACGTTTGTTACTGTCTGTTTTATTGATTCATAGCCTCTTTGTATTGCATTGAATGTGCTTGAACTACGTGATCCACTCTGTTCCATGGAGGTTGTGAGGCCTTGCACACTTGTTTTTGCTGTTTCTATTGCGGTTTTAGCAGATTTTGCACCATTTTCAATGCCTGTTTTTGTCTTGTTGAATGTGTTTCCAACTTTCTCTGCAACTGCAGATGCTTCATCAATTGCTTTGAGTATGATCTCCATTGTTGCCATAGATCCTCACAACCCCTTCATAAAAATTAGTAAAAAAAGCATTAATCTGTTTTATTCATTTCTTTAAGTATTTTAGCTTGACCTAACACCACAAAACCAGCTTGTACAGGTGTTAAATCCGCTTGTGTTGATGCTAGCTTGTAACCGAAGTAATCAAGCTGGCTCATCATCTGCCCTTCCGGTGTCCCCAAGAAAGGCTTCTATTTCACTTTCTTTTGTATCAATTCCACTTATTTCCTGTACTTTCCCGTATATTTCATCAATTGCTTTTTGTGGAAGTTTTTTAACATCTTCCTCGGTCCATTTATCATTGTTACAGTCAAGGGCTAGTACTATGGCTTTTACTTGGCTGGTGTAACTTGATTTGGATTGTTTGGCAACATTGAACTTCAAAGTTCCAAGACTACCAAGGATGGCTGCAGGATTTCTTTTTGCTTTTGATGCCATTTTAGGGCTTACTTCAATATCCCCTAATCCTGCCTGTTCTATTTCAGCAAGTTTCTGCCATTCACCACTTGATAAAGGCCTTATCATGAGTGTTCCTTCTAGTGCTTTGATTTCAACTTCTTGTGAATTGTTTATACCGTTTAAAATGTCTGCTTTGCTTAGTGCCATGTTAAAATATCCTCCTAAAAAAGTTTTTTTAAAAAAATAAGAAAAAATTAGACTGCTGCTTTGATTTCTGGTTGGTTATTTAAGAGTTTCACATAAATATCCGTCAATATTTTAGTTGTACCATCATTAAGGGTGACTTCTTTCTTAGCACAAGCTTTTAGGGTGCATTTAAGATTCATTGAATCTGCACCTTTAGCTTCATATTCCCCTTCAATGGTGCAGCTTGGGAAGGTCATTTCCATCAGGTCTTGTGAGTCATCGTAGGGATCAAAGGTTAGTTTTGCAGGCATTTCGTAGAGTGTCATTTGTGGTTCAAGTGCGGTTTTACTTCCATACTCCGCGGCCTTAATAAGGTCAAGTGTTGCAGGTTCCATGCTTGATTCTATCTCGAATGTTGAATCTCTCTTGTTGGCCTGTGCTTTTGCTTGCATAAACCGTGAACCGATACCTATGGCATCATCAGTTTTGATGTTATTCTTGATTTGAACATTTGCAGATGAAACAATACCCGCAGGGATCGCATTATCCAACAGGAGTGAAGCTTCATAGAAAACAAGTGGTGTGGCTCCCGGAAGCATTTTTGCGTTAATATCCGTCAAGGATGGTACGGATGCAATCATTGTGTCCTTTTTAGCAGCCATATCCGTGTCCGCGGTAATATAATCATCTTTGATCTCTATTTTCATGGAATCCATGAGAATACCAGTTATTACCTTGGTGAACTGGTCAAAAGTTCCCCAACCTGTGAATGAAGGTAAAAGCTTGTTGTTTGATCCCCAAAACTCATGAACATTTGGAGCCTTATCTGCACCTGCTGTGAACTTATAACCTCCCAGCAAACCTTTAAGGTAATGACCTATACGTTTAAGGTCAATTACATGAGTATTTGAGGGTTTAGGCACATACGGCCCGGGTCTTACTGTTGTAGGTGCTCTACTCATCCCACTATCCAAGGTTAATGGATCTCCATCTTGTTTGATCTTCTGTGATTTAACCTCCTGATACCAGTCAGGAGCTGTTTGGGCTACTCCCCAATTTGCTTCCTCTGCAAGTCCAAAGACTCGATTTAATTCCATTGTATCTGACATAATTTTCCTCCTCTAAAATTGTTCTACTACCCTGTAAACTGCAGTTATTGTGCACATTGAAGCGAAAAGCTTATTATCCGGCCGTTCTACAGGTGACGGATCAAATCCTTTACTTTTTATTCTTTGAAGCCATTCACGGGGCCAATCTGAGTTTTGTCTGCGATGTTTGATTATTGCTTGTCTGGCACGTATTGAAAGGTTTCTTGATAGTTTTGTGCCTTGTTCTGGTTTGTTAGTGGTGATTAAGCCCATGATGTTGACTTGTTGTTCCCAGATCTCTGTCATGGTGGCTTCCTCTGTCATATCTGCCTGGTCTAACATGATCCAGATTGTGGGTGGTTTAAAACCGTTTTCTGTCACTTCACCTGTTATTACCTGTTTAACTTCACTGAGAAGGCCGTCTGTTTTGATTTCACTTTCCACCCATGCTTTGAGGGTGTCTTCTAGTGCGTCTTGTGCTTCAAGTAAATTGTAACTCATAGGATCGCCTTCGCTTCGAGAACTGCACGGTTCATGAATTCTTGTACTCGTGTTGATTCTTGTTGCATGCTTTTTTCCACGAACTTTTGACCTTTTTGACCTTTAACACTTCTTAAACACCACATGCGGCCTTTCCATTCAAAACGTAAGAACCGGGCATGTACTGGTACGATTCGTGTGGCGTGAGGGCCGTATATTCCGGTTCCATCATTAACCCATTTCAGGTATTTGGCTCCGATGTACTCGAATAGGTAAGGCCCTCGTGGAATCATTTCAATGCTGCCTTGAAGCTTTCCACCACCAGACTCCTTATTTACTGGTGCATTTTTCCTTAATTTGGCTTTCAGGTCTGTTGCAGTGTATTTAACACCTTTTTGAACAGTTTCACGGGTGACTTCACCAAGTTTATGGTTTATCTTCACTGTCACACTGTAAGGTTCTGCCATCTAAGAAAAGCCCCCATATTTAGAAATCTAGACTGTTAGTGTCTTCAGGCTTACTAACTACCATTATACCCAATGTTGGGGTTCTGGTGGGTGATTTATTATCCACATAGGGTTCTAAATCACTTTTAAGGTCATCTGTAAAAATAGCACTACTAGTTAATTGTACTTTCCATTCATTCACACGTATAAGTGGTGTGTCACGGCGGGTAACTGCTTGACCTGCCATGTTAGCGGCCATCCTGAGACTTACACTTTCAACAGTTCCCGGGACCGCTTCATCATCATCTCCAAATGTTTGATGACAATAAGAATCAATAATATCCTTAATCTGCACAAGCCACTTAACAACCAATGCATTTAAAGCCTTTGCAGGGTCTGATTCATCTTCAAGGTTCACATTTTCTGGTTTAAGTCCTGCGAATTGGATCACATCTGCAGGTGTGGAATAATAAGTAGGAGAGGTCATAATCTTTTAAACCTCCCCTGTTTTAGCTGGATGGTTTTTCAGTTTCAGGGAATGCTACAACCACAGCTTTTTCATTCTCATAGTCTGCATCGGCCTCAAGGGTGATAATCCAATCAGTCTTACGCTCCCTTGCAATCCTATCAGGTTCAACTGTGATCTCATGGAATATACCATAACAAAGGTTAGCAGGGTTAACAAGCATAGCTGCTGTACCTACGGTTGTTTTACCTTCTGTATCCTCTAAAACTGGAGCATATTTAAGGACTATTCCTTTATAAACTGGTGTCCAATCGGTTGTTAGAGCTATATCTCCAGCTCCGGTACTTCTAGCAATTACATAATCCCTGTAAGCATCAAGAATATCCCATGGGACATAAAAACGCATTTGCGAAAGGTTTCCAAGGTATTCTTTTGGGTAAGCTTTAAGCATTGCATCTAACATTTTTTCGACTTTGGTACCGTCAAAGTCACTGTTATCTGTTGAGGATCCGCTTGATTTTTTACCGTATAATTTGATTCCTGCGCTTTTTATCCAACCATCAGTTAAACTTAAGATGCTTGTATTTGCGAATTTGCTTTTATCTGCCCACATACAGAAGGCTTCAAGATCCAATCCTGAAGCATTGGTAAACATTGCTATAAGGGTGTTCTGGAAGTTTTCCCTCTCAATGGTCCTTCTTAAAGTGGTGTCATAGATACCAGTTGCACCACCCAGTTCTTGAGCCTGTAATGTATTCTGGTGGAATGATGCTTTCTGATCATTTGATATGGCGGTTCCCTCTTTTGCAGGGTAAAGGAACCTTCCAGAAAAGCCTACGCGATCTATGTTCTGTTGCTGTGTTTGCATCTCAATAAAACGTGCTTCATTTAGAACAGTTTTGTCCTTTGTTGCTTCAACTACATATTTACTGTAATATGCAGGCTGTAAAACACTGCTTCCTACATCTGCTTGTGTTATTGCTTTTTTAGCTGTTGCAATTACTTCTAACATGTCCATGTTACTTACTGCCATATTTTTATTCCTCCTAATTTAATTCTTTAATATTTTTACTCCAAGTGCATCCCTTCCGGTTGCCTCGTAAACGCTTTTAACTGCGGGTTGTGGGTTGTTTTTGCCAGTGTCATTGTTTGTTAGGGATTTAGTCCCTGCCTGCTGGGTTCCATCATCATTGTTTTCTTCATCACTTTTGCCTGCTCCACTGTTTGTGAGTTTAGCCCCACAGGAAGGGCAGAATTTTGCATCTGATGGACAGGTTGCCTTACATTTAGGGCATTTTTGGGTATCTGCCTTTTCTGATTTGCCTTCAAGTTCCTTTAGACGTGCATCAAATGGTTCAATTGCTTTCTGAACTGCGTTTGTCACATCATCCACAGTTAATCCATCTTTTTCCTTTTTACTTCCTTCATCTGTCACGGTTTCATCTCCTTTGGGTTTTGTATCGTTTTTAGAGTCCAAATTAAGTAAATTATTAAGAATGTCACGTGCTTTGGTTAGTGAGCTCTTGTTATCTTTTGAAAGTGTTCTTCCTGCCTTTTGGCTGGGTGTTTCTGGTGGTGTGCTCTTAACACTACAAAAGGTTGCATCATAAACACAAGGTGATTCTACAATACTTATTGTGTATCCTACGGGATTTTCCAGGTCTTTTATTAGAACTCTTTCTTTATTCATGGATTTTATTGTCTTTTCTGTTGCTAATTTGTCAGCTATATCTTTAGATAAGGCTGTTAAGCTGAATCCTGTGTAAACGCCTTTTTTAACATTGTCCCAGGTGTCATTGTCAGTAACATGTAATGTTGCCATCCATGTTCCTGTGGGATACTCTTTTTCCTCCCCTTGAACATTTTTCAGGGTCATAGGTTCCCTTAATTGCCATGATTCCACAACATTACCGACGTCTTGGCCTGTTTCAAAGTAATCATGTTGTTTGTCCACGATCTGGTGTTTTGCCATGAATTCTTGGCTTATCTGTTTAATTTCTTCAGTTGTGAGTTCTTTCTCTCCTCTGCAAGCATCACAGTCTTTGTAGTTAGGTATGAGTACGGGGGCTGTGATGAGCTGTTCTTCATCGTTTTTAATGCTTATCATGCTTTTTACTGTCAAATAATTTCACCTCCAACTTTTTTTTTAAATCATAACTTAAAAATGGCAAAAGGGTATAACTTATTAAATTAGAATATTACCCAGGGGGGCAGGTCATGTTAGATTATATGGAATACACAATACAACAAAATTCTTTAGACTCTATAGTCGTGAATTTGGTTTTCAAAGATCCATCTAAAAACAATGCTGATAAAAAGGATTTAAAACAATTTTTAGACGAATTTTCGAGTTTAGACTCTGAAATAATTGATCTTGATGTACAATGTGAGAGCCTTTGCAAACTCTGTTTAAAAGTGCGTTATCCCATGGAATACTGGTCTAATTTGGATGAAAATACAAAACAAAAAGTTATATTAAGTTATTCACATGAATTCCAGGAAGCTTACAACCAACAATTTCCCGATTAATTTTCAGGTCGCTGCCATGCCTTGGGTGGTTCAACCTGTTCCACTGTACCATAAGGCATACCCGTTGCATCCTCAAAGTGTGGGATCTGCACCAAATCACCAGGATAAAAATTAGTTAAAAGTGGCGGAGCCATATAACCAAGAGGCATAATAAACGGTACTAAAGTACAACGACAATTAATCCATTCCTTTATAGGGCCGGCACGGTCTCCAGGGAATTTTAACCCGTTGCTGAAGGTTGCACCAACTGCGGTGATTTGGCCGTGCATGTGTCGGTGACTGTCACGTACTCTTCCATCTTCAGAGGACCACCATTGATGATAAGTAACTCCAGCTTCCTGTTCTGTTAGGTAGGATCCCTTGTTTTGTGCACCGAGGATCTCAGTGGTTGCAACCCGTCGGAGTTCATGGGTTTTCATGTTTGTGAACTCAGATCGAAGATTATCTGCAGCTTCTCTCATCCCTATGCCTTCTTTGTAGGAGTTTGAGAGGTTTTCCATAACATTACCACGCAAACGGCTCAGAGTGTTCTGGGAGGCCTTGAAGATCTGATCTTTCAAGCTATTGTAAATTACATCACTAAAACCTCCAGGTGTAATGCGGACCTGCATTTTGAATGGTAGCATGGATTGTGTTCCTAAACGTCCTGTGTCCATGGCTACTTTAGTTCGCTGGTAAATGGTTTGGCTGTAGTTTTCAAGTGCCAGGTCAAAATTAGAAATTACACTGTTTATCTCAGCCCATGCACGATCCACCTCACCATAATCAAGTAGACTTTGTATGGTGGTTCTTTGGGCTTCATTGAAGAGTTTAATCAGGTCCTGTGATAATCCAAATTCCAGGTTCATTATGGATTCAAAGCTTGCCTTTAATGCGACGTATTGCATTCGTGAAGCCTTGACCCTTTCCGCCATCTCCAAGGCCGTCATGCTTAACTGCGATGTCATTTAATCCATCCTCCAAGCTTTTCAGAACATTATCAACCGCAGGAACAGGTATCTGCTTAGACTGTGGACTGCTTAATTGGCTTACAGGAACCCCATTCATATAATAATCATCCATTAAAGGATCAGTACTTCTTTCAAGATTAAAACGCTCACTAAAATACTCTATACCCTGATTAGGTGTCATCATAGCATTACTAATGAGTTTCACTGCACTATCAACATCCAGAGCAACATCCCGTATGTCACCTTCTTGGATACCAAAGGTCCAATCCATGATGTTAAAGCCTTGATTTATCACGTAATAAGTGATGGCATTGCAGATTTGGCTTTGTATTGGGTTGATTACTCCCATTTTGTAGATCTTTGTGGATTCTTCACTGTTACTACCGCCAAGGCTTCCTGTTTCATTGATTCCTATCCGGTAGGGTGGTACTTTATGAGCATGTATGATTTCATCTCGGTTGTCCTTCCTGAACAATCTGAAACTGGCTTCTTTGGTGTCTGTTGCAAGTGGTTTGAGTTCCACGTTAACTTTACCTTCACCACTAATACTGGGTATTGTGAGGACCAGGGTTGAGTAGGGATCCTGCATCAACTTCTGCATATTGGATTGGATCTGGCCTTTGAGGGTTTTATCAAAGTTATAATTTGGATCATCTTCTTCCAGGTCATTGGTTTGGAAGTCACCCGTTATGATAACTGCAAAGGCCGGTACACCATAATTATCAAAGAAAGCCACATTATACTTTAATCTTGCCCTATCACCGTAAATGGCCCCAATGGCTGGTATTATTGGTGGTAGGCCGTAGAATGTGGATCTTGGTGTGTACCTTTTAATCCAGATTACTTCATCACCTCGGACATCTTTGGGTAAGGATCCGTATGGTGCAAGGTCTCCTGTGTCTTTATTAACGTCTTTTCCTGTTCCGGCTCGGACAAACCAGACTTTATTTGCACCAATTTGTTGTAAAATCCGTATTCCATCACTATGTCGCCTTAACGTGTAGGATGGTATGTGTGCCAGGTTGTCAGGTGGTGTTTTACTCCGGCCTTCCTTGATAATCTCAATAGCACCATAACCCACTGTTTGACGGTCATTAACACTCTGATTAATGATCTGCGTAACACTAGGATGGATACTATCAAAGAAAGCTGTGAGCTTGTTTTTATTGGTTTGTGTGCCTTTACGGTCCTTAGCAGGCATCAAAGTATAACCCAAACCAGCCACATCAGTTGCCACAGCCTCACAACAAGAAGCATGATACGTGTTCAACTCAGGCAGGTTCGTCAACCAAACCGGATTATAAAGCGGTTGAAGTAAATAATCCGCCTTATACATCCCCTCAAAAGAATCATTTAACTGTTTACTGTCTGTGGCTTCATCGGTTTTGAGTGCATACTTCATGAGTGTGCTGTCTTTAACCACAAGGCCTGTATCAGTAACATACGCATAAGGCCTACGCTTAGAATTGTTATCTGTCATAGATATGAACTCCTTAAAATAGAATAGTAAAAAATAGAAACTTTAATTAGACGTTTACGCTTGCTCGTGGTCTTAAATTAATAATAGCACCAGAAGCAGCATCAACCTGATCCTTCCAATGACCATGAGGAAACTTAACAAGCTCCGTGACAAAATCATCAGTCCAATACTCATCTAAAACATGGATAAAACCACCTTCCGCCTTAATTTCCAGGTGTTCAGCTCTCATTTCTTTACTCATTCGGACTCTATCCGGCCTGAATACATAACCAGATAATCCTTCAGTGTATGCTGCTACCTGGAATTTACCGGATTGTGCACCTTCCTGTTCCATTACAACTCGAACATTCCGTCCATCTGCCTTTGCTGTTCTTTGTACAAGGGCTTTTACTTTAAATGGACTTAATTGTTTTCTTATAACATTTAAAAGGTAATAGTTTTCAAATCCGGGTCTCATTCCACGTTCACGGCCCCAAAGTTCTCCCACTGTGTATGCGGATTGTTTGTTGTCTTCGTGGTCTGTACCTGCAAGGTCCCAGTATCGTAGGAAATCCAGTTTATTCAGGGGTATATCCTGTTTTTTAACTTTTTTGAACCATTTTTCCTTGAACATTTCACCTTCACGGTCTTGAGGATCTCCTTGTTCTACCGCGTTGAATCTGAAGGTTCCCATGGTCTTTTTGAGTCGTAAAGCTTTGGCTTTATTGACTCGTGCAGGCCATAATGGTTCTCCCTTTGCTCTGCCAAGAATGTCATTTTCCTCTGCAAGTAAAGGAAGGTTTAAAACAACCCATGTATCTTCTGGTATGGATCCGCCGTTTCTTAAGATTTGAAGTGCTTCACTGGCGTTTATGTGTGGTTCTGCTTTGAGTATTTGACCTGCAAGGTCCATAACATCAAGACGTTGTGCAATGTACACCATTGAACCGGGCATACCATCGAACAAGTCACGTTCAACCCTTTGTAATGCTACGTTAAGGTACCATTCCCAGATTTTGGCTTGGTAGGTTGGTGAACTGGCTTCTGCGGGGTTTTTGTGTGGGTCATCTATGATGAAGAGGTTGGCACCTTCACCCATAATTGGGCCGCCAGCTCCACCAGTGATTAATCCACCTTTATGGTCTGTTATATCCCATTTATGGCTTGCTTTACTATCATTCCGGATTAAAACATCCGATAGGAACATGTCAGTTCCATAGGTTTGTAGTAGATCCCGTGTTTCACGGCCCCATTTAGCTGCAAAGCCTGCACCATAACTGGTTAGAATAGCTCTTTTTTCAAGGAAAGTACCAAGGTACCATGAAAGAAAGTATTTAGAAATTAATTCACTTTTACCATGCCTTGGAGGCATGAATATCATTAAACGATTAAGCTTACCTTGAACAAGATAAATAAGAAACTCAATAACAAGAACAAGATGTGGTAAAGGCTTCCAACGTTTATGGCTTGCTTCAATAGCAAATGTTCCAGGACCATAAGGCATTTCACGATTTAATGTCCTCTTTTTTGCTAATGGCACGTAAAACACCTAATTCTTGATTTTTAAATTTGTCTGTGCCAAGCATTTCTATTGTGTGCTTGTATCTCTGCTCTGCATCAACCTCAAACTTGCCTAAGGATTCACCTTGTGCAGTTTTAACAACATCTTGTGCAGATTTCAGGGCATCACCTGCCATTTTGAGATGATAAGGATTTAAAAACGATGCTTTACCCAGGTTTAGATTTATCCATTCACTTACAAGTTTACGTAGGTTTTCCCCACTTCGTTCAAAATCAGTGTCACTTTGAACAATGGTTTCAGCATCGTAGTTTGCAGCTTCATCTTCTTCTTGTGGATCCATTCCGGTGGGTGTATGACATTTTTTTTCTTGGACTTTTTTTGTCACGTTGAGTTTGTATCTTTTTCTTTGTTCTGTCCATTTTTCTTCGGATGCTTTGTTTCGTATGGTTCCTGCGGATGGTGGATATAGTTCTGCTAGGCGATCGTAGGTTGGGTAGTGTTTTAGTCCGTCGTTTTCGGTTCTTCCGCGGATGTAATCTTTTTTGATGGCGTCCCAGTTGGTGGCTTTTTTTGTCATTTTTTGTCACCTGTGAATGTCATTTTTTGTCATGTGGATTGTCATTTTAGTCGTAGGTAGATGAAAACGTAAGCCAGAATTATTGATGAGACTATATTTACAGCTGCACTGAAGAGTATTAATATTCGTCGTGTTTTATTCGCATTATTCTTTCCTTTTTCCTCATTTTTACCCTGTTCTTTGTTCATATATCCCATGATTTTGTCTAATTTCCCGTCAATGCTTTGAATCTCGTCTTTGAGGGTTTTATTCATATCTTGAATATATGTGACAAGAAGGTTGTGTGCGGGGCAGACTTTGGCTGGTAAGTTTTGGTCTATCTCTGTGAGTATGTTGTTGGGGCTTATGGTTTCTGCTTTTATCTGCACGTCTGCTGCTTTGTTTAGGTTGTGTGATTCATCGTATAATGGCATATTAATCGCCCCACAATTTGATTATAGTTTTAGTTGGTTTTTGTTCCATCAACAGTTGTAGTGCTCTTTGCAGTCACAGCATCAGCAATTGCATTAATACTATCCTGTGACAACTTTATTTCCTGCACTTGTACCGTGTTGGTTGGTTCTTTTGATGTTTCTTTACCACTTGTGTCTGCTGCCAGGTCACTTATGTCATTGTTCACTTCATCCGCGGTTTCCTCCGGTGCTGCTGCAGTTGTTGCATTTTCTGAAACATCTGTTGATGTTGTGCTTGATAGCTTGTTACTTGCAACAGGTACACCTATAGCAGTACCCACAACCATTAAACCGGCTATTGCCATGTCTTGGTTTTTCATTGCAATTCCTGCAATGGATACAGCCCCTGCGATGATTACACCGATGAGGGTTATGTCTTTAGTTGTTACATCCATCATTTATTCCTCCTTTTCAAGTTTTTTAAAAGAATATTCCTGCCACGAGTCGAACGTGGATCCCCGGATCCAAAGTCCAGGAGGCGTACCATTACCCCACAGGAATTAAAGTAAATTGTACGAGATTTTCGTACAGTTAAAAAAAAGAAGTATACAAGAAATTCTGTAGGTTGAAAATGGTAAATTGGCAGAAAAACCATCCTCACCTATACTATACAACGTAGTCAAATTATTAAATCGTCAAGAGCATTAAGTCTTCGCTCTATAACCCTATATCCTTGTTTATTAAGACCAACCGAGACAAAAGGTTCTCTATTATAACGTAATTCTTTCACTCTGTTCTGTTTCACAAGTACATATCGACAGATCCCTGCAATAATTGCATCAGTATTCAGCCTACGGTGGAAGTTTCGTAGGTTATGGGTGCGTACTATTTCACGTACTATTTCACGCTGTTGTTTTGTCATCATTAGTTGATTACTTATCCTGTCAATTTCAAGTATTTTCTGTGCTTTTCGCCAGTCTTTCATGTCCGTGTGATTTATAACTGGTTTTCCAGCCCGTTTTAAGGCTTCTTTTTCATCATGTGTTGTTTTAGATCCTTTATTGATTTTATCGGTGCTACGGTTTTTCATGAGTTCCTGGTCTGGCAATGCAGGTGCACGGTCTGAAATTACCAAACCGCATTGTTTGCAGACAGTTTCACCACGCCATGAATCAGTCGCTTTTACAGGGTAATGGCATTCTGGGCATTCTCCGAGTTGGGAGTGTTCAACGTGCCATTTACGACCATTATATTCCTTTTTAGTTTTAAGTAGCTCACGATTCTTCAAGAACAAATCATGCTTAGCATTTGGAAAGGGAGACTTTGCAAAGAATGTTTCATAATCAAAGTTTTCAGGTTTAGTTTGAGCATTTGTTTCTGATTTTATTTTACCACCACTTTCAGAGGGAATTCTAATGTTTGAAGTTTGGGGAGTGTTCTATAATAAAATATATACACTTAAGATGCTTATTAATCTTTCGGTAATATTATAAGTAAAAAACAACAAAAATAAAAAGTTTAGAACAATATTACAAGAAAAGTTTTATATACAACAACAATTTGATTAAATGACTGTGAGTAGGTTCACTTTTTTAACTTATTCATGTTATGTCTACACAGGAAAGGAAGTAACCTCTTTTTAAAAGGTTTTTTACTTCCTTTCCATTTTTTTTTACAATCCATTTTTTTTAAAAGATGATTCTCATGGATAACAATATGGAAAAATACATGAACAGAACAAGCTATGATTCAATTAAAAGGAACATAAACAAAGAAATAAGGAACAAAATAGACAAAGAAACCTTTACATTCGGTAAAAGTATTAAAACCATCAACAAAATCCTCAGATCTATAGCTAAGGATGATTTAGCAGATGCAATGCTAAAAGACATAGAAAAAATCGTAAAACAAAAAGACAAATCCAACGAATGGAAAGGAAAAATCATAAACCTATAAAAAAAAACCCTTTTTCCCACTTTTATTTTAAAAATGTCAACCTAAAAAAACTTCATAACATTAACTAAACTTTTAAAAGATAAAAAAAAGGGTACTGCAAACAATTATTTAAAAATTTAGGATAAAAAAATGTAAGACCTGTAAAAAAAAAAGATCTAAAACAGTGATATTTTAAAAAAAAATTGTATTTAAAAATTCCTGGTTCTTTCTTATAAATGTCTTTTATTTAATTGAAATGGATCTCATTTTTTGATATATCTTTCTTTGATAAATTTCCAATTTCCAATATCTTCTTTAGATATATCTCCTGATGTAAAAGCTAATTCTGTTTCAACAGCAATCTCTTCTAACTTGTTTTCATCAATTTTAAGCAATTTTGCCCCTTCAATCAACTCTTCTTGTGGGCAACGTCCCACATCCCTATAATATCCAAATATTTTACGCCAAGTCCTGTTTTCATTTGAATTACTCATGTCTTGTCCTTGAATTTCACTTAATCTCTTGTATAATGCTGCTAATTCCAATTTGATGTTTTTTATTTCATCTTCCTTAGTCTTTATTAAGAATTTCAATTGGTCTTCATCTTTATTTCTGGTTTGTAAAACTATCCTACTGGTTTCTTCAAAGAATTTGTTTAAGTTTGGAATATCTTTTTTCATTTCTTGGAGGATATCTTCATCTACTTTCAGAGAGATCTGTGTTTTTTCACCCATTTATAGCACCATAAATAAATAAAATATTAATCCTCTTTAATTTTTCTGAAAAGTTTTTTTACATTTCTTACATTTCAAACCTTTTTTAGTTCTTTTCAGTTCAGATCCACACAGTGGAAAAAAACAATTTAATCATCAGGATCTGCCCTATGTTCTAAGAGTTTTTTCTGTATATTCTCCAGTATTGGTTTAAAAAAATTTATTTCTTCTTTTCGTCCAGTTAATTTAACTTTAAGAAAATTATCCACTATTTTAATGGTTTGGGAATAAGTATTTGGGGGATAATTTCCTTTAATCCTTGTTTCCAGTTGATATTTAAACTCATCCGCTAACTCAAAGTTTCCATCTGATTCAAGGGATCTATGGACTGATCCAACATTTCTTCCCAAGATATACGTATTTTTTTTAACTTTTTGGATTAAATCATCATCTAACCATTCTCTTACAGTAGTCCATTTCATGTTGTGTAATCTGCCATCCATTTAAAAGACTCCTTCATTATTTACATAATCATAATGTTCTTTTACAAAATCCCAATTACGAACATTCTCAATAAGTGCACCTTGACATCCAAGTTCACGAGTCACCTCTTTAATAATCTTTTTAAGAGTGTTCTCATCCACATCAAGCTTTTTAGTTGCTTCATCAATGTTTCGGTCTATGAAAACCATTTGTTCCCTGTAATCTATGAGCACTTTACGCCAAATATTATTTTGAGCTTGCACGTCTGTTGTACCTGCAATGTTGTTTAATTGTGCTTGCAAAACACTTATTTCTGATTCAAGTTGCATTATTTGTTGTTGTTTTGAGATTATATCCTGCCTTATCTGTAACTCATCTTTGTTTTGAGATGCCAAATGTGCTTTAAGCGTTTCTTCAACAGTTTTGCTTAAATTTGGTATTTCTTCTTTTGCTTCTCTCAGGATATTTTCATCAATTGTTAAAGTTGTCCTTACTTTTTTACCCATTTCCCTCACCAAAATGTAGGTATATGCATAAATTATGCACCAGTATGTTTAATACTTTTTTAACTTTAAAGTATGCAGTCAAAAAACAAGTGCCCCCCTTATCTGAAAAAATCATGCATACTGTATGTATATGCATAAATTATGCATGATCTTCAAAAAATTCTCTCTATACAATTTTTTTGGTTAACATTCACTAGCACTTTTAATATTACTGAAAGCTTCTTTGTACAACCTATCAGCACCAACACCATCAACCTCACAATGAACCTTAATTTCATCTTTAATGTCCGAAATAACCTGGGGAGGCAAATTAAGACCATATAATTCAGAATAACCTTTAATGATCTTTTCAGCTTTTAAAACAATATTGATTTCATTACTGCTTTTAACACCCCTAATTTCCCCTGCCATGTCCGGTTCAAGTCCAATAGTTTTTAAAGCTTTACTGAATACATCAATTGCTTCTTCTGCATCTTTTTCATCTACAAAATCTCTAAGCTCAACCTTGGCACGTGCAACACTTAACCGGCTTATTGCTTCAAGATCCCTTGGGGTTATCGGTTTACTATCAGGATTTTCTGCTGCTGCCTGCCTGGTGCTTACATAGAAATCAACAATTTTAGCCTTTGCAACTTCGCTTAATTCTGGTTTTATCTCACTTTTAGCATAAGCGATGTATTTCTTAAGGGTTTCAGGACTTAATCGTTCATTTCCATCTTCTTTCAAGTCATGGCTTAAAATCCTGTCCGCTAATTCTTTATCCTTGTTTATTTCTATTTTGTCTGCCATTGCATAAACAAGGTCAAAACGCGATAATGTGCTTTCTGGGATATTTATTTGGTCTTTAATACCTTTGTATGCATCAAACTTTGAATACTTGGGGTTTGCAGCTGCAAGAATTGAAGTTCTTGAACTCATTGTTTGCACAAGGCCGGCCTTTGCAGTTGTAACAGATAACTGTTCCATGGGTTCATTAAGGCTTTTCATAGTCTTCTTGCTTAACTTGTCGAACTCATCTATACAAAGTATCCCTGAATCTGCCAGTACAATTGCCCCTGCTTCCATAGCCCATTTCCCGGTTAGTTCATCTTTTACTGCACTTGCTGTGAGTCCAACTTCGGTGGATCCTGTACCTGACACATTGATTCCTTTTGGTGCCATGCTTGCAACTTCACGTATCATCTTAGATTTACCAATACCAGGATCACCAATTAACAAAATATGGATAACCCACCGATCAGAGTCAACAGAATCATCCTCTGGCTTGTTGCCTTCAAAAAGTTGCAAAACAATTCCTGCTTTAACATCATGGTATCCATGGATGCTTGGTGAAATTGAGTTGATAAAAGTCTCAAAAATATCCTCCTTTTTAGAGAGGTCCCTTATCATTTCAACATCACCATCTGAAAGGTCAACATCTTCAAAACTGGAATTTTGGGGCGTGATATTATGTATTTTAATTAAAAACTTCCATTCCTTCGCTTTTTCATCATATACCACGTCAAAATATCCTGTGACATCTACAACATCACCCGGTTTAATTGTTTGTTGAGGCCCTGCAAGATCCCCCTCCATATATGCCATGAATTCCCTTGTTGCCCCAAATTTCCGCAACTCAAGAGGTTCTTCAAGTTTCACGTAACGGTAATCAATAAATTCACTTCTTTCAGGGATTACTCTAAAGGAACGGCCTCCACAGGCTCTGCAGATTCCAGGTTCTGAAATTACAGCCTCTCCTTTTTGTTCCATACTGATTAGTTCACAGCATGATCTGCATTCAAACATGGCATTTTTAATGTGTGCTTTAATTGGCGTGATGTTTTTAACCATAGCTACAACTGATATAAATTGACCAATATGTTCTGTGTCTAAATCTTTAAGTAATGCAGTGTAGGAGACATCATCCAAACGTATTGAAAGACGACTTTTACTATTTTCATTGAGGATGATTTCCCCAGCATTCAATATACTATGAACTTGATCAATGAGGGAAACGTGGATATATGCCTTGCAAAACTCGTTTAATTCATGGAAATCAACATGCAATGCTGCGGGTGATTCTGATTTTTTTAATTCTTTAATTTCATCTTCATGATAATTTTTTAAAAAAATGGTCATTGCTTCTTTTGGACTTAATATTTTTTCCTTTATCCCTTGTGATGCTATGGTTTCTGTGATCAATTCACCCCCTGAAAGGCTTTAATAATTTTTTCTGCGTATTTTTCACCAATCCCATCTATACCTAACAACTCATTTTGGTCTATTTCACATAATTCCTTGATTGAAAACCGATCTGCAACAGCTTCAGCCCGTACAGGACCTACATTTGAAATTTGACTGATCATCCTAGCTGTCAAACTCATGTTACTGGAGTCAATGTTGATGTGTTGTAGTGGCTTTTTCTCATTGTATTTGTAGATTAGCCGTTCCACCTGCACCCAGAAAAGCTTCTCGTTGTCGTAGGGGATGATCCGCATGTCCTTGTGTTCATTGATGCTTGCCAAGATTCCACACCAGATCCTCGGTGTCACCCACCAGAAATAAGGATCCTCTGTTATCTCAGTATAACCACCTTGAATGAAGAAATAACAGTGCGTACCATACGTGTTGGCATATTCTGCCATTTTAACACATTGATTTTCAAATCGTTTGTCAATAATGGATGATAATAAGTCCTTATTGGTTTTGCGTTCTATACCTATTTTTGCGTTGTTTCCTATTAGAACATCAAATACTGGTAGTTGGACAATTTTAATATCCGGATATTGTTTTTTAGCTTCTCTTTGGAGGGTTAAGGGTTCTCGATTGTCCAGGAAGATTGGATATTCATTTATTTAAACCCCTCCTAGAAAAATGTGAAATTAAACTGATCAGGCATCTTATATTTTTGAGGAATTATTCCGTTTTCTTTGAGAACCTTTTCAATGTACTCTGCATCTTCCTTTTTCCAAGAAAATATCATGTAAAGGTCTGCATTTTCATCTACAAGTTTTCTAAGTTCTTCTGATTCCTTTTTACCCAATCTATGACTTTTTAATTGTTCCTTCTTGTTTCGTAATTCATTGATTCTTTTAAGATGTTCTGGCATTTCGGACAATTAGATCACCTTTGCATCTGCTTTCTCCAGGGTGTTAAGTTCGCCCCTGCACCTCCAGCATAAACCGCCGTTTAATAATAATTCCTGTTTTGTGAATGTCCTGTTGCAATGTTTGCAATGCCCTCTAGCTTCAAAAAGTGCATCCATAATTATTCACCTTCCATTTTTGTTGTTAGCGTTCGCTAAGACTTTGAAAAAATGTTAAAAAAATAGGATTTATTTTGCTAAAACGCCAAGGTCCTTTTGAACCTTTTTGAGTTGTATCTTGTTTATTAAGCCTTCTTCTTGACGTGTCTTTGCCAGGGACACGATATTTCCAGTATTCACAACTTTATTGCCTTGTTTTAGGGTGTGGATTAGTGCTTTTACTGTTGGGTTTTTTTGTGCAGCTGCATCGAAACTTGATCCTCCACCAGTCATGTCCATGGTTTCAGGTTCTCCAGGTTCATCCTCTTCTTTCTTTGAAGCTTTTGGTTGAGATGCTTTGGGTTGTCTTTTTTGTCGTTTCTGCTGCTTTTGAGGTTGTATTTTGGCTGGTGTTTTGGTTTTCTCTTTGTTTCCTGATGCAATGTTTGCATCATCATCATCTTCACTGCTAATTCCAAGGAATGTGGCTAATTGGTACCGGCGGCCGTAGGTGATTGCTGATCCAAGTTTTTGAGGGGTTTCTTTACCGTGTTTATCTTTTTCAGGTTTTAAAACAAGTTTACCTGATTCTAATGATTCACCGCTGGTGTGGAAGAGGATTGTTTTTACGTAAACATTGCCATCTTCACAGGTTCCAGTGTCTTGTATAAGTGCAAGACCCTGTTTTGATAATAAGGGCCGTACAAGGTTCAGGATTTCAGGTAAAGGGGCATATTTACTATGGAAAAAGGGGTTTGTGGCTGAATTTGGTGGGTTTGTGATTTCTTTTTGAAATTCCACTAGGGATCCTATGAGGTTTGTTTTTTCTGCCATCATTGATCCCTCACTTCAACACGTGTAACTCGTAGCGTATTGTAAAGTATGTCACCATTATGCTCTTTTACACGGATACTCATGCTTTTTAGACTGTTGATGTAATTTTGTAGTTCCTTGAAGCTGATTGTATACACATTGTTGATGCCGGATGTTCCAGGTTCGTTGAGTTCTTCAATTGAATCAATAATGTCATAAGCCACGCTGTTTTTCCAAACTGTGATTTCATCTTTCAGGTTTTTGAGATTCACACGTGCTTTAAGTTTTTCTTTGGTTTCATGGTTGTTGATGTAGAGGTTGGCACTGTACTTCTTGATGGTTTTGTTTGGGTCGTTGTAGTCTTGGAATTCGTTCTCGTAAACTTCAGTTAAGAAGGGTTCACCTGTGAATGTTGATTTGTCTTCCAGGTCATTCAAGAGGAATTCCTCATAGTTCCTGGTGTCTATTTTGCTCGTGTCAACTTCCTTGGTAGTTTTAGTTAAAGTCTTAAATACTCCCATGTTTAAACCTCCGTGGCCGCTTCATTCCTTGCAGCTATTTCAAGTCTTATTAATAATCTGTAATTTTCAAGTTCATCACATGCAATTTCATAATCTACCCTCTGAGCATCCACTTCAACCTGTTTTATTTTAATCTTTTTCTCTCGTTTCTGGATTTCAGGGTCTTTATTAACATAAGCGTCACGTTTTTTCTGATTTGTAATTCCTTTAGCTTCAAAATCTGTTTTTAAAAGTAAATCCTGTTTATCAAGATTTAAAAGTTCTTTTTCAGTTTTTAATTGTGCTTCAAACTTCTTTAAATCATGTTTAATGTTATATTTCTGTTCTGTAAGGTTTCTTAGACTTACAACTGTTTCTTTATCTGTAAATTTAGTGTAATTCACATAATATGCTGGTTTAATTTTAATCTGTTTTTTTCCATTTTCAACCAATTAAATCACCTCATAAAGCATGGTATGGTAATGTTTCAACAATCGTGGCCTGTATCCCAATAATTAGGCAAGTTAAAATAATTAAAAGAAATACCAGAAGGGGGATTAAGGGTTCTATTTTCTCCCATCGTGACTGTTTTGTAGGGTAAAGTGTTTGACTCATGGTTCACACCTCAAAGTCATCACAATCATTGGGGTTGCACTGATCATCATGCTGGATGGCCCAGAACTTTTTACACTTGCAAACACCGTCTTTATTTCTACATTTCTTCATCAGTACTCGCCTCCAAGCATTTCATATTCCATCCGTTGATCTTCCAAACTGTCAGGTTCCTCCTCAACAACTTCAAAATTATTAGCCACCGCAATGCCATTTTTTGGGAATTTAACAGTTGCTTCAACATCTTTACCTTCTTTTAAAGCCTGTTCAATCTCCTCTGGTTTTATTTTGCGAGTGTTGATTTTACAGTTCCAGACACTGCCATCATGTCTTAAAAGCCCTAATTGTTCGCCTTGAACATATTTTACTCTAAAACTCATTTTCCAGCCTCCATTGCGACTTTTTCAACTACTTCCTGGATCCTGTGATAATATTTCTTGGCAACGGGATCCATCTCCACGATCTGTTCGTAGTGTTCTCTGCAGAGGTAGGGGAATGTTTCACCTAAAAATTCGCCTTCTGTCTGGTATTCTGCCTGTTTTTCACAAATACTGCATTTCATTGGCTTATTCACCTCGTAAACTTTTCAAAAAAGTTTAATCAAAAGTTTAATCCTTCACAGCTTCATTAAAAAACTTCTTTTGAGATTTTAAGACTTCTCGAATCTTCGTAACTCCCAGTTTTGTATCATTTTGAATATACAAAACCATAATTTCCGTGTTAATCCCTGATTTTTCCAAGCTTTCCAAAGAAGTCCTTATTTTTCGTATGTCTTCTGCCATTTTCTCAAAAGTTGATTTTTCTTCTTTTTCCATGTTTTCACCTCGTAAATTTGCATTTGCCATACTCACAAAATTCACATTCACCATAGCAACCGAGTGCGTCCTCTTCTTCTTGGTATTCTTCCCAATCTGGTCTTTCACAACTCATGTTTTCACCTCTCAAAAATTCCTCAAGGTCAAATGACTAAAAAAATGGACAAGGTGGGACTTGAACCCACAACATCCTATATCCAGCTTCGATGCTTGCCCAAATGGCTTGTGCAGGATTCGAACCTGCAAAGGTACATGATCCTTGATTTTTGCGTGGTGCATCTGCCTCGTGACAGGATGTCACCCGCTCATTTTTGTAACTAAATAATAGGTTTAAAGTGTAAATATCAAGGAACAAACCTTTATTCCAATAATACAAGCCCAAAAACTAAAATAAAAAAAAGTTTAAGTTAAAATTCTGCCAATGTACGCTGATCAGGACTTAACTTAATCAACTCAACAACCCGTTTATCTTTGTAGAAATAGGCAAGAGCAAACTCATACAACATCTTTGCTGATAATTCATGCTGTTTAAGATATGCGGAATTACTGATCCCTGCCTTCTTTGCAAGTTCTGGTATTAAGAAACCAGTTTCACCTGCAAACAAGAAATAAAGCTTTTCATATAAGAATGGAGTGCCGACTTTATCACGTTTCGCCACATCATTCAAGAGATTTGCAAGTTTAGCCCGGTAAGACTCATTTTGAACCCTTGCAAGTTCCTCGGGTTGAACACCAGTGATTTTCTTAATGTTCTCCATCATGCCTTGCAATAATTCCTGCGTGACTCTGTTCTTACTCTGAATTTCATACCTCCCTGTCTTCCGGATTGAAGGTAAAACCTCATCTGTAACCCATGCCACAAATGTTTGAGCTTCTGGTTTTCTAGATTTAAATATAAGTTGATATAAACCAGATTCAGTTATCCAAATCCCCATATCACCTTTTTTTAGTTTTAAACTAAATTTTTTATTTCTGCTGAGTTCTCGTACATTGATTCTTTGTTTGTCATTCATTTCACTGACATAACCCCTTACTGTGTTTTCACCAATATTTAAACAAGTTCCAACGCTTAAAGGGTTAAACAATGGTTCGCCGTTGAGTTCGACACATTCAAGATTTTCATTGTTCTTAAATTCAAATTTCATGATTTCACTCACGTTTTTTCATCTCCTTTTGGTTCTCTTCAATGGGTTAAAACAACACCCTAAAGAAACTGAGACCAAATGAGAAATTTACGATCTTAATAAAACCAAAGAATAAAATAGCAAATTTTAAATAATCCCACTAAAGAAATACAGACTTGAAATAAACTAATTAACCAACGAGGTGGAATGAATGAACAAAAAGATTGTCGGCGGAGTAGTGATCCTTGTCCTGCTTGTAATTATAATAGCAGCCGCAAGTTCTGGTTCGGGTTCAAACACCCAATCACAACCGCCACTAAACGTGTCAAACATATCTGTAACAAGCCAAGGCTACGGCATGTATAGTGTAAATACTAAAGTGGTTCCTAACAAAGATTTCAGCTATCTTGAAATGGCAGTTATATTTTATGATTCTGATGGTGCCGTTGTAGGTACTTCCCCTGTAGCTTGGAATGTTGACAATGCTAAACAAGGACAGACTTATAAAGTTCAGGGAACAGCTACTGCAAATACAGGAACTTTACCTAAGAAGGCTAGTGTGTTCTTCTTTGATTCTGTGTTCAGTGGTGGTGACACGTCTTCAGCTATTTGGGCTCAAAACGTGACATTAAAAGGTTAAATTTTCTTTTTTATTCTTTTTTTGATTAAAAAATTCTTGTTTCTTGCGGTAGGTTCTTATCCGCTGTTCGTGTTTCAATACGTGCATCACACCAACGATTTTTCCTTCCGAGGTGATCACAATTAACTACACCAAATAGTGTAGTTTTTTCTACACCTTAGTATACACCAAGGAGTATATATATTTTTCTACACTATTTTGTGATGAAAAAAAGGTAAAATTATATATGGTATAAAAGGAAAAATTAAATATGTGAAAAACTATAGGGGGGATTATGATATTTGAATACAAAAGTAAAATAGGAAAAGGCGATAAAAAGGGTGTTTCATCCAGAACAATAATCCCCAAGGGCATAATCAAAATTTTGGGGGTAGATTTTGGTGATGACATCATTTGGAAAGCAGATGTGAGCGATAAAGGTGTAACCGTCACAGTCAAACCAGTCAAAAAAGAGAAATGATACATACGAGAAGATATGAATGAAAAAAAGCACTCTTTCCTTAATTCTAATTTTACACTATTTTCTAAAAAGTCCTGAATACCGGAAAATATATACCTTACACTAACTAAGATCATGATGGCGATGCCTCCGTGGCGTTGTCAAGGGGCATGGGATGAAAGTTGGAGCTCGACTCCCATGTTCCCCCTTTTTTAACAGTATCTGCACTGTTTAATTACATTTTAACATGCATAAAAAAAGAGTAAGAGCATCTGATAAGAAATAGAAAAAGTTTAATTGTACAATAAGAATATTGTCCGGAATGTGTTATTCATAAACCTAAAAGCTGCTGTTTCTTCAAGTTATATTCTTCCTCCGTGATCGCACCCATGTCCTTTAATTCTGCAAGCTTTTTCAGTTCATCTAAAGAACTATAACATGAATCATTAGAATTAGTTTGAGCTTTATCTACTTTGTTGCGTATAATATCATAAAAATCTTTTAAACGTTTATCTAAACTTCTAAAAGAATATTCAAGGCTTGAAAGGTATATTTGGATGCTAGGATAAGAAAGAAATCTACCCGCGTCAAAATCTGCACTTGTAATACTATCATAACGGATGTTTTTAGTACCTCTATCTTTACCACGGAAATAACTTTTTTTATGGATAATTAACTCTTTTTCACCTATTTCAAGGATTCCTTTAATATATGTTTGAGTATTACCTAAACTAGCCCTCCCAGGCATTGTTTCATAAAACTCAACATCCAAATGAGGATTTGTTATTACAGGTTCTTCTGTCTTTTTTCCAAACATTCTATTATCACCAGTTACTGGAATGGTTATTTTTATTATTTATTATTTGCTTTTATCCAATCCTTTCAGCTCTTTATGTAACTGTAATTCCTCTTCAACAGATTTTAATCTATCTAAGATGTCCTCATATTCCCTGCTGTGAATGTCTTTAATCTCTGTTTTCTCTAAACTTAGATCAGGTAATGCTTTCATATACTCCTTTTTAACTGCCAAAATGTCTGGTTTAAAGTAGGCCCCAGTCACGGGGTTTAATTTATGTCCAAGCAACCAGTCCGTGATTATTTGTTGAAGTCCGTTCTTTTGGAGTGTTGTTGCGAAGAACTTACGTAGGTTGTGGGATCTGAAGAAACGTAGCCGGCCCTGAGAGCCAAAACCGCATTTATCGTTGATCCGCCTAAATTCTGTTCCAAGGATATTGTTTTTGATTAGGTTATATTTTCCATCGTTATAGTTCATGAAAAGTATATCGTCCTGGCGTTTAGGGTATGTTCCTTTGTAATCTCGTTGGTGTAGGTAATTGATGATTGCATGTGTGCTTTCAGGACTGCTAAACGTGAAATATGGCATTCTGGTTTTGTATCGTTTAATCTTCCAGGTGGGAATTAACTCGTATTCTGACTTTTTTGTCAGTAACGTGTCCAGTTCCCCTATATTGATTAACTCTTTTTCACCAATTTCTAATGCTAATGATTTTAAGAAGTCCTTAAAGGTTAAATGAGTTACTTCTGCAGCACCCATGCCGGAACTGCTCATTAATAGAATGATTGCTTTGTACTTCAGGTTCGCAAATCCAAGGGCTTTCTTGATGTGATCTTTGTTCATCATGTTGTCGGTTGTGATGAGGATCTGTTCATCATTCCTGATCGGCACGGTCTTGGGTAGTTCGATTTCAAATTCACGATAAAAAGTTCTGATCTCAGTAATTGTTTTTTTGACGTAAAGGGGGGAATAGTTCTGACTGTTCATATATTCAGTGTAATCAAGTAGGTCTAACTTTATTTGTCTTTCCCTCAT